TAGCGTCCCGAGTCGGACAACTTTTACGGTTGTCACTGGCTTACGACGGATTCGAGTTACTGAAGCGGCTAGCGAGAGGACACCCAGTATTAGGCAAGATGTTTTATCGCGGACGAGTGACCCGTACGTTTGAAGAATATTGTGAAAAAGGCGGAGTCCGTGTTGCCAACTGCCCTCGAGGGAATTGTGACTGTGATTATGTCATAGAGGGGAGACCGGGAACGGTTGCAGCAGGTTACCGGTATCGAGTGGGACGCATAGAAAATACCATTAAGCTCACGAATGAACAAAGAATGCAAATGGTCATGGAAGACGTAGCAAAAAGATTTACTTTAGCACATGACCAGATAGTTCCAGCAATGGGAGGTACATTAGAAAATATAATTAAATATACGATTGACACGAGCCCTAATATGACTCGGGTTGAGGAGCCATTGCGACATTCTTACTAGCCTTCTCCGGTGCATAACCAGTTACATCCCGAAATTCGTACCTTATTTCGAGAGTTGGATCAATGGTATTTGCGGCGGGTAGGTTTAAATAACATGGACTTGCATAACTTTTATAATATTGAAGTAGATAATCCAGACTACGCGCAAATACCTACGTTAGCACAACTCGCCTTTAACGTGATCAGCCCTTACAAGGTTTCGTTTGGTACGTTTAAGGGGCGGTTACCAGTCCAATCGTCTACCGTGATGATAGAAGAGAAAATGTTAGCGGGAGTTCGTTCGTTTGTGCGGGACCAAGATCCGCCAGAATCTTTAAAACAAATGATAGATCTCATTCCGATGGCTAAAACATATTTGTATTCCATTCAAAAGACAGAGCAATTTTTAGGAAAAGTGCCTCCAGAAATGGACTTAACTTCGGATCTTGAGACTATGCCTTTGCATACCGGGGCGGGAACTAACCCAGGGGAGAAGGAAAAAGTCCAATTAGATGAACATACAATAGTTGAAATAAATCCTAAGGGAAAAAAACGAGAGACCTTGCAGGCGAGTATGGAAGCATTTGCGTCCTTTATAGAAACAGGTATACCTCCACATATCGCATTTAGTACAACCATTAAATATGAGAATAAGTATTTGCTTGCTAAAATTAAAAACGACGTTAAATTTCAAGAAGCTTTGTCTAAAGCACGTTTGTTTGTCATTCCGAATATGGTTTATATTCTTATGGAAAGAGCCATATCTAAAATACGGATGGCTTTGGATAAACGACGTATACGTGTTGGTCAAAAATGGGTGTGGGGCGGCATGTACGAACTGTTTTTAATTTTATGTCCAGATGCCCGGAAGCGTATTTTTGCGGATGGCGATTTTTCGAATTGGGACGTATCCGTCATGCGAATATTAGTGGAGATTTATGAATCGGAAATGATGTCCTATTTTGACAGGTCTAAAGACCCTGATTTGTACGATTTAATGGCCTCTATTGCCCATCATGTAGCCTTGCATACTATAGATCGTCTACAACATCTTTTTTATAATATATGGATCAGAGTGCAAGGGCACGTACCCTCGGGGGCGTATCGTACTTCTCATATGAATTCCTGGATTAATTTATTTCTTCATTGCTGGTTTGTTGTCTTTAAAATAGTACGTATGTCGCCAAAAGACCAAAGATATGCGTGGGAACATATTGAAGAAGCAGTCAT